CTACTGATAAGATGAAAGTAATGTATCTTTCGCTTTCAGGTCAATGATACAGAGATTAAGGCGCCGGGTATTCTCATCAGCTCGCTGAGCTTCACGCCCATACTTTTCAAGTGTGCTTCGTAGTTGTCGAGAAAGTTCACCGGCTTTGTCTCTCTCAATTCGGCAGGTATCGGCGTGGCCGGGATCTGCAGCTTCTGCTTTCTCGATACCGGTTGGCTGCTGCATGCGGTCAAAATGATTAAGCACCCGATCAAGCAGAGCCTCTGTGCGTATCGTATCACTCTTTTTTCCATCCTGATATTCCCCGATGCTTACCTGCTGCCGTTCGTCTGCATCCCGGCGCAGTTCGATATTTATGGCCACATCTTTCTCATCCTGCTGCTGACCGGCGATCTGCCCTTTCATCTGCCGGTTGTCATGCAGGGTACTGCTGGCCCACCAGCCAGCAGAGAAAGAGACAGCCAGAGCGATCAGTGCAATGGCTATGTTTCTCATCACAGAAGCACCCAGGCGCGTTCGAACACATCATCGACGTATGGCTGCTGTCCGTTTTCGACAGCCACAATCGCTTTAGCCAGCGCAATGCCGGTCTTTTTGTCTTTGGTGTTCAGGTGGTCATTAATACCAACGCCGATATCCGCAGCTGCACGGTTGATATAGCCAACCGTGTTGTTTTCATTATTTGGCGCATATTTTTTGATAATGGCTTTAACTGAGTTCAGACCGTGTATTGTCTGATACGTCTGAAGCAATTTATAGATTGCCCGGATGCCATACTCAGGAGACTGAAACCGGCAGAAGCGGGATTCTATTGCGGGATCATATGGCAACTGTCCCTGCCATGCATTGCGCGGGTTGTAGTCGATATTACCCGGATTGTTATTCCGGATCCCCCGCGCACCAGTATTAACGAAACCATCCTTAAAGATTTTTTGTTTAACCTGTTCCGGCATAAATCACCCCGCTTTAAAAAATGACATAACATTGCCGCGATACACCAGCACCGCAGCACAGATAAGAAGATTTGAAATCACGCTGGTGATATCAGCGTGATAGACAGGATCAAAATAGGCCCGTACCGGCACACTCGCGGAATAAGACAGAATGAGCCAGGCAATCCATGCCCCTTTTGCGCAGTGCTGCCGGCCGTTTCGTCTGAACGAAAACACCCGGACAAAAATCACTGAGCAGATGACGGCATTCAGAATGATCAAAACTTTCTCAAACATCATTGCCTCCTTGCGGACTATCCGCTTTCCGGTACGCTTTAATACTCAGCTTCACCGACAGTAATGCAGATACAAAAGCGCCCACAGCGTCAATACTGTCGATGCTGTAGGCGTCAGGTGGGATCTCAAATATCTTGGTTACTTTGATAAACATGGCCGCTGCCGGACTGAAAAACAGCAGACCGGAAATAAAGCTGACCAGCGCCAGCACCGACCGGCGCAGCAGTGTGTATTCCGTTGCAGCAGTGATGAAGTAGATAGCCCCCATCAGGGACCCCATCACCACCTCGGCAGGCAGCCCGGCAAAGTAGCTGAAGAACGCAGCAAGGCTGAGCGTGGTTTTTACAGAGAGGTCTTCATGCATTGCGTAGCACCATGATTATTAAACAATCATGATGCTACAGTAGAAAAAAGATAAACAAAAATGCATATTTGTTTTTTTGAATGCAATAAATCTTAAAAATTGCACTTCAGGTATTATGTGTTAATGATATAATAATATTTATTATCAATAAAATAACTTAACATAAATGAAAAAAAAATATCACATCAAATACTATTGTAAATAAATTGGCTGCTGTTGAAGGCGTCCGTGGTTTAGCTTGCCTTACCGTATTATTTTCTCATTTGGTTTTAATATTCTTCCCATTTTTGCATATTCAAAACAAAGAATTAATTAAATCATCATTTGATGATTTTGTATTTAAAATCCCAAATTGGATTTTTATATTCAGGAACTTCCGCTGTATATATATTTTTTTGTCTAAGTGGTTTTATACTTACATATGCATGTATAAATAAGGGTGATATTTTATATAATTCATCTAAAATGTTTTTGTCTAGACACTTACGACTAGCTATCCCAACATTTTTTTCTATAATAATATGCGCAGTTATATTATTTATATTCAAAGGTAATGCTGATAACATGCCGTGGATATCACAATTTGGTAAAAATGTAAATCTTGAGATATTACCCGTAATTTACAATTCATTATTTTCATCTGTTATATTAGGTGATGCATCATATAACTGGGTTGTATGGACAATGCAGATTGAATTATTTGGTTCATTTTTAATATTTTTCTCTGCACCAATAATTCACAATCTAAAAGCAAGAGCATTTTTTTATATACTGTTCTCACTTGTTTTTTGTATGAATTACCCTACAAAGATTGGGTTCGGTTATGCCGCCTTTATGCTTGGGGCTGCAATTTACTATATTCCAGTTTTAAAGAATAAATTTTTTGCTGCCGTTATACTGCTTATTGGATTATATTTAAGTGGATATCATCATAAGCAAACGTTTTACTCAGCACTATCGCAATTAGAAATTGAAATTTTAAATAAAAATGGAATTCAAGGTTCTTTCCTGTATCTAATGATTTCTGGCGCACTCATTGTGATGGTATGTATTAAATCTAATATAATAACCTTTATCACATCTAATAGATTATCTATTTGGTTGGGTAAATTATCATTTTCAGCATATCTATTACAAATGCCTGTATTCTATATTATTACACCTACAATGTTTGCTTATCTTTCAACAAATGGATTTAGCTATACAATAGCTGCATTCCTGACTTCTATTTTTTGTTTGTTTTTCTTATACTTCATATCAATTTTTTTTCCAAAATATATTGATAGTAAAAGTACATTTCTATCAAAAAATTAATAGGTATATTTCTTTATAAAAATAATAACGTGTAGGAAATATTTATTTCCATATAGCCAATGAGGTACAGGGAATCTACAATCAAGTGGATTCCCTATATAAATAACTAAATTTAATATAAAAACAATAACAGTAAAAATAATTCATTGATAGTAATGATTTATTGTGATTAATTTTAATTAATATATGTGCCTCCTCCCTTAAACACTCCATCCAAAGAAAAAATAACAACATCACTTTTTGATATACTATTAATACGATATCTATAACATTTATATTTTACGAGTATAGTGTAATTAGACATGACAGCATACCTGCTGTCACTGGGTTGATTATTGTGCCATTTGTAGAGTGAAATCTAACCGATACAGATTTCCCCGATATCTCCGAAATAGATATGTAACCATCAACACCATCCTCGATTCGCATCCTAACACTCACCATATCCGCAGCAGATTGAGTAACGTGATCATGAAAAACAACAGTGATTGATGCATTACCGATTGAAACAGATCGAATTAACTCATAGTCATCAAATAATGTTTTAACACCATTCGTGAGGTTAATGATGGCTGAACGAGGGAAATCCACGGTGACATTAACTGCAGCAGTAATACGATCAAATATGCGCCGTGATGTTTTAATTCCTCTTACTGTAATATTAGACATTTTCCCTGCATCACCACCAAAGGTAATGCACGCTTTCATTTCATCATTACTTCCATCATTTGTATAGTCAAGCACATCAGCAATCAGAACATTTGTCGCACCATTCAATACAATAATAGGATTTCCTGCTTTAGGTACATTCGTAACAATGCCATTTAACAGACCATTTCGGCCTGTTATTGCGTAACCAATACATGCATTATTAGTGATGTTGCTATTTTTAGGTTTAACCTCAATAATTAAATTGGATGCAATAAACCCATTAATTTTATATTCTTCCAAAAATAGCTGACTAACACCATAAACGCCCACACTGCTATCGTATTTTAGTACAAAAATATGACCATTAGTTAAGATATTTTTCTCAATGTCGCCCTGTTCTGGATTGTAAGCAACACCACCGTTAGCGCCATCTATAATAAAATCACTCTGAATAGTGCGCCGTGATTTGCGGTAATTCATTGCCCACATATTTCTGTCATCTTTATCAAGATAGTTTGCAATAAGATTGGTTGAAATTAGATTAACACAACCGTTATATGTGTTCCCTCCACCACCATTGGATGCATACAATAAGTGCCTGCCGTCATTTCCAGCTCTCGCAGTAAAGTGAATACCATTGATAATAGTATCTCTGCATTCATCTAAGAATACCGCATAGGCACCTCTTACTGCATTGTTGTGATATACAGTATTTTTAGCAATAACGTTTTCAATTGTTGTCGCCCTTGTATTTGTCAATGCAACACCACCAGTAAACCCCTGAGAGTAAAGCCCGCTCACTAAAGAATATGAGTTATCAATCATCCTGACACTGTAAGCATCAATAGCCTCCGTGGTTGAATCTGGCTGAATGCTACCTAAAGTTCTCACGTCACGAATAACAATGTGGTCTTTAGCTTCCGTACCTCCACCCCCACGCACATCGGCGCGAAAAGCTGATTGTTTATTTGAAGTGACCCTTAGAGAACCTCCCGCACCTTTCACTACTTGCCCATTAAATAATTGCACTTGAATTGCAGATTGATAATCTTTATTGATTTCAACATCACGACCACTATCAAGTACTGCATGGATATTGTTATCGTACCCATCTGGTCGGCGATCTATGGCATCAAGGTCGGTAGCTAGATTTCTACGATGTTGCGTGCCAATCATTGATGCACCACCCTGCTTACCTAATTCAACCAGCAAATCTGCCGCACTACCGGATTCAGGCATGATAACAACCGGGTTACCGTCATCATCAAAAGACAGGAGCTTATTGGCACGATTGGCGGTATTAGGCAACACCGGAATATCCTTATCAGCCACACGCAGAGAACGCTTATCTTTCTCGCTGATGTGTTCCTTCATCGTGCCGAGATCAACCGCGTCACCGTCTTTTACCGGCTTTCCGAGGTTGGAAATTTTATTGCCTTTGGCATCGTAGTGATCAGAGATAAAACTCGGCTTACGCAGGCACAACGACAGATAGCCCAGCGACTTCTGGAACAGCATGGTGAGATAATCAAAAGCATCCTCATGCACCTCAGCAAAGAATTTCCCCTGGTTGCGCAGGTCGGTTTCCTGAACGGCCGGCAGGTCACGGGCAATACCGATTTTCCAACCGGTCGCCAGCGGCATTTTTAAAATTACCTTTCCGCCACGGTATGAGCCCACACCGCGTAGCGTGTAGTCGGTGCCGTTCGTCAGGATGCGTTCGGTGCCGTCTGTGTTCGCAACGGAAACAACGAGATGTTTGGCTTCAAAGATACGGAAACGGAAGTCAAAATCTGTGGTGACACCGTTACCGGTGTACTCTTCATGGCTAAGTTCGGTCGATACGGTCATGGCTTTTTCTCCTGGTCAATACTGACAGGATAGCCAAAACAATCCATATACGGAATAATGGTTTTGTTTTTATTGAATAAATAACCAAAATAATAAACAAAAATACATCATACCTATATGATAACAAAGGCAATCATGCACAATAAAGGAATTGGGAATGAAACAGAAATATGTGTATCAATCGCCTGAAAACTATGCAGAAAAAGTAAATGACGATGACGGAATTAAGCAGCTTTCCATCACATCAATGATCGAGGAGTTACTGCGGGAAATGGATCAGGATGGTCATGATGTATCGGGTCCGATGACGGAGCTGGTGGCGCTGAAAAACTACGTTACACACACGGAGAAGCAAAAGGAGACCGTGCGGACGGGATTAGAGTACGTTCTGTCCACACTGAAGAAGTGACCTAATTATGGTAATTAACACCGGTCAATCCGGTGTTTTTGTTATTTGGTCTGTGTATAATAATCATAATTAATAAACACCTGAGCAAATTGATATGAACGATGAATTAATGATTAGCCTTACAATGACACTTATAGAAGCAGTAGGTAATATTTCAAAAGAAAAAAGTTTTATTGAAGTATGGTCTCCGCCAATTTCTGTAATACTAGCATCAATACTAACCGGCGCTTTAACATTTTGGGGGATATATAAGCAGGTAAGCAAGACACAGCAGTATTCAGATAGATTGTTTTTAGCAAAAAAAACAAGAGAAACTATATAATTACATTGATTTATTTATGTTTGAATTAATGTGGGCTTATATCGTCATTATATGATGAGCAGCAAAAAGAACCAATGTCTGTAGTGCTAGAGAAAATGAAAAAAACAAATCAAACACCAATAAATAAAATAAATATGGTTATATCTTTTTATATAAAAGACTTAAATACAATGCGAAATGAATTAAATGAGCAATATAATAAACAGTACTTACTTCTGAAAAAAGCATTGAAGAGAGGAATTAGGCTTAATCGAAAATATCCTGCTTTTTTACAAGGCGAGTCAGAGGAATTCAAAAAATCTCATAATAAATGCTTAAAAATTGCAAATTTAATGCAACGTAAATTAGTCAATCTTCACAAAAGAAAACGCTTGTAATTTTTTTACATTACTCTTCCAAAAACATGACCAATTGGTATATTTACAACCCCAAAATTATGCGCCATAGTGAATATGCACCAGCAAAATCTGGTGCCGGGATTGGTCTCCTGCTAACTACGAGGCGCATACACCGCGCGAGCGGTTTTTTTGTATGCGAAATACAGCTACACCCTTTCAATGGTGGGCTGTACGGAGGCACCTAACGGTGCGCCGGGTCCTTTGTAGCCGGTAAGACCAACTTCGTACAGTTCACCACCAGCTTGATTGGTCTCAGCGGTGGTGATTAACCGAACTACAAAGGTGATCCCCATGGTAAACTTAAGCATCTCAGCATCAAATCTCCCGTCAATCGTACGCAACAATGTTCCGGTTATTACTACTGATCTACTCGCCGATGTGTATGAAACAGATAAAATCAGAATCCAACAAAACTATACCCGCAACACAAATAGATTCACTGAAGGAAAGCATTTCTTTAAATTAACTGGTTCAAATTTAAAGAGTTTTAAAGACAGGCTATCTTTAAGCGAGTCAGTTAATAACTGCAAAGCAGGCACTCGATACGGTATCATCGGAAAGAACGCCAGAAGCATTATCCTCTGGACCGAACGCGGCGCTGCCCGTCATGCCAAAATGCTGGACACCGATCGCGCCTGGGATGTATTTGAGATTCTGGAAGATAACTACTTCACCAAGTACCGCGGCACTGGCCGGGTCAACAAATCGTTACCCCGCAATGCCTCTACCGAGGAACTGCTGGCGCTGGTGGATCAGTTGCAACGAACCATTCACGAAGGTGAGTCCATCCCTGCCGGGCAGGTAGCGCAGGAATACAGCTTCCCGAAAACGAAGAAGTCACGTTCGCAGATCCTCAATGACTTCCTCCGGTCGCCGGAAGACGACACGCTCCACCAGCTTCTGGCCTACCTGAAACGGGATGGCCACAACGTGGAAGAAGCAGAGCGCGTCCTGATGTGGCTCCGCGACTATATGCACGATATGGGCAAAACCATTAATACCATCATTACCCACGCTCAGTACATCGAGCACGCCGTCAGTAAGTTATAATGTGATCGGGCACCGGTTTAGGCCGGTGCTTTTTGATATAGACCATCATATACTGAGATCAAACACTGTATATGTGAGAAAAATATGTTTGGCCTGTTCCGGAAAAAAGAAAAAAATACATTCGACGAAGTTGAAAAAATGGCAAATGATCTCGGGTTCACTGTAACCAGTGCCGGAAAAGTGCTGTGCTTTATGAGCCTGAAAAGTGACTACAGCAGCTCCGAGACACTATCAAATCTGTTGGTTATCCATATTGCAAAGCAAATAAGCGAATTGCCATTAGATGAAATCATCACTGAAAATATGATGTTTTCAGTTAACAATTTTGTTGCATACATTAACGATAGGTACAGTCGCCGCTATATAAAAAAACTTTATATGAAAATGACTTTAAAGCCATCATCACAATGGTAGCGTTGGATAGTAATGGTTTCGCTCTTGCTGATAAAATAGTTGAGCAGAATAATCCGGTAAGTCAGTCTACTCTGCTCTCTCCTATTTAGGGATTATTTCATCTGTTCTTCAACCTGATTAAGCAATGGTGCCAAATAAAACAGGTTCTGGAAAGGCAATAACTTGCGTACAGATCGCACTTCTCGATCATCAAATTCACCATTCAGCACACCGGCAGTGATATTTTTGATATCGCCACCCAGGTCGAATGTCGGCCCTAATAATGCACCAATACCGTTACGGCTCTGGTAACGTGATGCCGGTGGACCGCCGAACATAGCGCTCATGCCGTAGGTACCACCGCTGAGGTTTTCCAGTACGTTGTTCGGCTCTCCTAACCAGCCCATCATACCTGACCAGTCCAGCCCTTCTTTTACCAGGTTGGCAGGATCGGTATTTATTTCCCGCCCGGCCATCATAGATTTCAACACGTAAACCAGCGACCCCAGCCCGACCTGCAATAACGCACCGTAATAAAACGAGGCATCACCGGACTGAATGCCGGACACCAGCGCACGGTTATGAGTGGCAAAGAAGAAGGTTTTAAACTGCATCACGATTTTACCCAACTCGCTGCTCATCATCAGCGGTGTGTCACCAATGCCCGGCGTGATCACCGTAGTGCGGACGTCTTTCAGTATTGCTGACTGGAAAGCCTCGCGGACGACTCTGTCATCCCACAAGTGGCTATGCCCGGTCAGCAGCCCGTCCAAATCCTCCCCGTGGCGACTGTACTGATCAGCAATGCGGTGCAGCATGGATTCATCGATACCGATGTGCGCCAGTTTGGTGATCTCTTTTTTACTGAGTTTTTTACCACCGGCAACGGCGTTGGCCGCGTTCAACACTTTGGATTGTGTGATAAGCCCGGACCACATTTTCATGGTGTCGGTATACTGGTTCATCAGAGTGAAGTTGCCGAACTTCTGTGATGACCATTCCAGCCCGCGCTCTAGGAATGAACGGCGGCTGTATGGGTCATTCAGATCAGCAATCACTTTTGACCGGCTGGACAATGCATATTCCAGCCCTATCCCCATCTCCCGCAGGTCGGCCTTAGCGATACGCATCTTACTGATGTCCGTCATCATCTTACCGAGTGGTTTCAGTGCCGAACGTAGGCCATGCTGCATAATCGGACGTGCCATATCCGGCAATGATGAAATAGTCATACCACCCAACAGGCGCAGGAAGTTAACGTGACGCGCCACACGACCGGCACGGACAAAGAAACTGGCCGGATCTTTCGGTGCGCCGTAGGTTCCCAGCAGGCGGTCACGCATTGCCCGGATATCCCGTAAATCTGCTTCACGCCGCTTTTCCAGTTTTGCCCGTTCTTTTGGTGTGGCAGCCTCGGATATCAGGCGATTGTAATCTTCCGTAATGGCTTTTATCTGACCGTCCATATCAACGCGGCCAAATCGTTTTGTCAGTTCGATTTCCGGGGCCACCTGGCGGATATAATTTTCCATCACGTAATTCACATCCGATTCCAGGAAATCTTTTATCCGTTCGTCGGGGATGTTCAGGGTACGGGCTTTTGTGAAACCGGCGTGTTTTGTCAGTCCGTCCGGGATCAGCTCACCGGGAACAATACCTGCCGGTGCGCCGATAATTTTATTGATGATGTCGTCAGCCGCTACCTCAAGCCCTTCTCGATCCATTGGTTCCATGCGGCGCATGGCTGCCTGACGGCGGCGATCAAAGCGGGTCAGTGAATTGGCGTGGCGCGTGAGTTTGGCGTGCTCATTGCGGAACTGACGCGGTTTATTCAGGATCTCAAGGTGTCGCTGTAGCTTCGGCAGTGTCTGCTCTGCGCTGTCAATTGCAGACAACTTTCTTTCCAGTTGTGCCTGGCGTTTTACCTGTTTCTTTGTCTGCTTCTCCAATCCTCTCAGGGCAGTGAGTTCATCAGCAATCGCCTGTTTTTCACCGATCAGCCTGACGTTTTTATCGACCTCTGACAGCAGTTCTGTTTTTTTACCGGACCAGCTTTCTGCCTCACGAATTTCAGCGCCGAGTTTATCCGCCGCCGGCCGGGCATTTTCTGCACGTTCAATACCGGCAACTGCTTTATCAAGGCTGCCCTGCGCTTTGTTAACAGCAATCTGATTGGTTTCGCCCAGCCAGTCAGCGATAACCTTTTTAAATTCAGTCCGGTCACTGAGTATTTTGTCGAATTTATAAATACGCGGGAAGTAGCTGTCTGCCGTGGTGACTTTTACACCTTCACGCAGAATACCCAGCTCAATCATCTGATCCTTTGTCTGATCAACGATAGGACGGATTGCGCGTGCTGCCTCTGCCACCTGTGGTATGGCATGCTGATCACCGTTGCGCATGGCATCCCCCACCGCTTCGCTGAACTCGATATGACTCATACGGGTATCACCGCCGGTACGGGCGGCCTGCTTATACTGTTTGTAATAGTCGCGGGTGGACTCAACCTGTTTATAGACCAGCGCATCAAAGCGGCGTACAGCAGTCTCCACCGCGCCGAACGAAGCGATCCCCTCTTCGTTTTTTGCATAGGTGAAATTATTTTCGGCCAATTGCTGGTTAACCTGCCTGGCGATTTTTGACGGTGACTGTGCAACACGGCCCACCGGGCTGACATTCATGGTTCGGTTAACAAAAGAGGATCCCTTTATCGCTTCCTGTTCCAGCGTGGTATCGAACACCTCAGCTGCACCGATGCTTCTGTCTCCGAGAATATTATTTGGAATATTTTGTGGTTGAGTTTGTTGTTCACCGATCACATCATTACGGAACTTTGACGCCAGCGTTCCCCGGTTTTAACCAGCTGAATTGCGGATCCCATCACGCCGCCCAGAGTGGCATCAAATGCAACGTTAAGCGCACTCTCCGTCAGTGTCCGTGTTTCCTGTGTTGCACTGAGAGCCGTTTCTGACAATACTCCGGCACCGGCGTTTGATAGCGCCAGAGTGCCGGCTGTTCTGGCCACACTTCCGCCGCGTACCGCCAGCCCACCGGGAATAAAAGTCGCTGCTACATTTATCGGGTCAATCACCCCCATAGCCAGACTGCTGGTAAATCCGGCTCCGCCAGCCTCGGCCAGCAACTTTCTGTCCTGTATCTGGCGATCTATGCGCTGCTTGATAGCTGACGTTTCCAGCGGCGATTGAGAGTGAATAAACGCATCTGCATAATCTTCATATCCCGCTAGTGTATTATCGTCTTCAAACGGGTTATAGCCCTCTATCGCCTCAAACTGATTAAACGGTATGGTGGCGATCAGGCTGCCGACAGAGTTATCAATCCGGAATGCAGCGTCACGCAGGCGCTTTGTCTCGTTACTGTCATCAAGCGGATTCAGTGGCGCATACCAAGATGGTTTTTCATTATCACCGTATACCGGCTCAGGCTGCTGCATGGCATTTACGTCAGCAGACAGGATACGCTCCGGTTCCATTTCATAGATCGGCATTATTTATTCCCCCATATAAAATGATTACCAAGTGGGTTCGTGTATATATCAACGCCACCATCCCAGATAAGTTCATTCTTCTTGCGCTTATCAGCAGCATCCTTAAGGTTTTGTTTGCGATCTTCCATCACTTCGCGGTACATCGGTGATGTTGCCTGCTCCGGCTTAAAGCGAACCAGTTGCCCGTTGTCACCATAGTATGGAAGGTAAATTGGTACATCGTCACTACCAGTTTGTTTAACCATTACGCCATAACTAAGATCACGAGGAGTAACAGCATCCGGTACCAGAACGATTTCTGCATCTTCCGGCAGCCCGCCGAATACTTTTGATGCCAGCTGTTTTTTATCCTCTTCCCATTGACCCTGAATCCAGTTACCAGCACCGGATGACGTAATGCCATAAGCAGCTTCCGGCGCGTATTTCATGATTTCTTCTTTGCCATTTACTGAAGTGACACCCCAGGTCTTTTTCACCTGTGCATCCGTCATTTTTTGAGCCAGTTTTGCATCACCACCAGTTTCGGCAAAGTTGGCGTCATAAAGCGTCTGGTAATCCCGCAGGTATTCACGGTTATTGATACCAGGTTTATCCGCTCCCGGGGACGAGAACCCGCCAAGCGTATAGAAGCTGTTGATATTTGCCTGTGCCGCTTTATCGCGGCCCTTCATGTAATCCTTGTCACGCACCTGTGCTGCGATCATTTGCTTGGTACGGTCGTCCTGTTCATAAGTCAGTCGGTACGCTGTTTCGACTGCTTTATCTTCAGGCATTCCGGCGCGGTTAAGTTCGTACACTTTGGTGTAATAGGCCATGGCTGAGGACGGCATATCAGTTGCTGCTGCCGGGTTATTATCAAAAATCTGCCCGTACATTTTGGCAATCGGCAGAACCACCTCGGGATCCTTGGATGTTGCACCGGTATTGAAGATTGTTTTTACCTGAGACGGAATAATACCGGTACGCGAGGAAAGTTCAGCAACGGCGTTCAGACTGTTTTCATCACGCAGACTGAAACCGGATTGCAGATTTTTCTCGAAATAGTTATCTGCTGCCTCCTGGTTGTTTTTGTCGGTCGGATCCAGCGGGAAGTTATTCTGTATGGAAAGCTCCAGGCGGTTCGCGGAAAAAGTTTTTTCCTGTGCCTTAATGTTGCTGTCAACGAATTTACCGAAACGCTCCCAGCGCTGCATGCTGCTGGCGTAATTAGGTTGTGACGGGTCCGGCTTTATCTGTTCCAGCAATGAATACTGAGCCTGTGACGTCATATCTTTCGCAGCTGAAATAAGCCCGGCATAGCGTTTGGCCTCCTGCATATCAGTCAGCATTCTGGCACCTTTATCGTAGCCAAAGGCTGCCATGACTTCACCCGCTGACGGTGCGCCTGGTGCATCCAGTCCGTTCTCCCACGCAGCGTAGGCATCTGCCATTCTGGTACCGAGTTCTTCCTGTGCTTTTTGCTGGCGCTGCTTATCCATCTGCTCAGCCTGGCGCAGATATTTCGCCTGGTCTGATTGGTCAAGCGCATCGAATGCCGCGGATCCGGTAAGCCGTTTAGGTGCCTGCTCTGACTGCGGTAAATCCACCAGCCCAAGTGCCGCCTGAATACCGTTTAAGATATCATCACCAGCGATTTTATTAAACTCACCCTGCCCGTTCTCTTTAATCATGATCGCCATTGAAAGGCGTGTCAGTGTGTTCAGATCCGTTAAATCAAGGCGGGTGTCACGCGGGACATTGAGATATTCAGAGACAAATTTAATATACCCCTCAGTGTCATTATCATCTTCCGGCGGTGCCCAGCGAGTGATTATCTGTTCCGGCGTGACATATCCCTGACGGGCATATGACAGCAGGTTACGCCCGGTTGCCCGGATGCCGTGTGCCGGTGTGGCGAAGGTGACAAAAGAACCGTCATTACCCGTCTGACCTACCCACACATCTTTTGATTTACGGATGTTACCCGGGTTATTGTTGCGGACGCCGCGGGCATTGCCGGATCCATCTGACACAGCAGCACCTGACGGCATTTCACCACTGACACGAACAGCACCGCCAAGCTGGACGGTTCACCGTTCTGTTGCATGAACTGCATGTAGTCCGCGCCGATCTGGTTCTCAATGGCTTTGCGGGCGGTGCTGGTTTTTAAATCCTGCTTTTTAGCCAGGATCTGCTCATCACTCCAGCCGTGGGACAGTCCGAAGTCTTCTATCTGCTGAAATACCTGCTTATTGGTTGAGACATACGCCTGATTATCACCGTACTGCGTGGCAGCTGTTTCAGCATTCAGCGTCAGCGTGGACTGAAACTGATCTGTTTCGTATGACTGTATCTGCCCCATTTCATGCTTATTGGCCTGACTGCCGAACTGTAAGCGCATCTCCTGCGCCTGCTGCATGAAGTGCCCGCGCGCATTATCGTCCGGCAGTGTGGCTGCAATCTCTCCGGCGAAAGAATCAAACTGGTTCTGGTACTCTGCCGCCTTACCTATGGCGTTTTTACCTTGTTGTGCCAGCAAGCCATTCTGTGGATCGGTCATCAGTTCATTGGCTTTCTGGCGCAGCTGTAACGCTGCATCCTGCGACAACGCCACATTGGCGCGCTGCTTTGCCTCAGCAAAAGCGTTGATATACTGATCACCGGCCTGTGCCAGCCCGGCACCAAAGTGTTCAGGTGATGACTGTGCGCTGAATCCGTTGGCTGGCAACGGACTGCTGCTGACCTGTCTTTCGTTATAGGTTGGTACTGTCGGCATAGCGCCCTCCGTTAAAAGAATCGTCCGTAATTGCCGGTCTGGCGGGTCACATCAAACAGGTTTGATCCGGTACCTGATGCGGCCTTAGTTGCACCGGATCCAAAGAGACTGCCGGTACCGCCTGCCACTTTGTACGCACCCCATGCATTCAGCGGCGTGGTCAGTATCGTGCCAACCGCACCGATATTGCCCTGACGACGTGACATCTTCGCATTGAGCCGGTCATTAGCCGCCTGCAGCTTATAGCCATATGCTTCGCGGGAAGCGTTGTTCATCACGGTGAGCGCATCGAGTTCACCCATGGCTGCAGTATCGCCGAAGATATCCAGCGCACCACCGGCACCGAGATCAACACCATTGGCAGACATGGTTGCCGCCTGAGTTCCTGCCAGTTGCCGCGCGCGCGAACGCTGCTTTGCGGCCTCAGCATTACCCCGGTTAATAGAATCATCCGCTGCCGCCTCATTCAGTTTGGCATTCTGGTTTGCAACATCAGCGTTGAATTTACCGGACTGATACTGGCTGTATGCCTGCATAGCGCCGGTGCCGATTGCGGCAGCTGCCAGCATGGTTGGTTCGCACATTATTTCGCCCTCATGGTGAAGTGATGGAAAGGCAGTTTCATTAAGCCGGCCGGTTCCGCCGGTTCCAGCCGGAAACCCAGCCAGTGAAGCCAGGCTTTCGCAACGTGGTTACGCTCATCCACATAGTTTTCCAGTGACGGATAGACCGCCAGCATGGCTTTCAGTACCGGTTTGCAGCGGCGCAGGAATATCTTCTGATGTGTTTCAAGGTGAGATGAACTCACCAGCCACGGGATCCCACGCCACTCAGGATAGACCCCGGAGCCACACCGAATATTGTAACGACCTGATCATCAATCAGACCAGACCACGCCTTTGTCGAACAGGTAACACCACGGGTAAGAACCTGCTCTGCCGTCTGACCGGAGAATGCCGAGAACTCATCATGATCAGCCTGGCGGACATAAGGCAGAAGCTGCTGAATATGCTCAGCAGTTGCCGGGATAATCTGTACGTGTGCCATCGGTTAAAACCCTCCGACATCAAGACGCGGGATAACCGCGAGGATGGACAACGGCAGCGGATCCTCCTGCCGGATAAAGACGCGCCCGTTTTGCTCCAGTTGGAATCCAGATTGATTTCCACAATGCCGGTCGCGTCATCAACAGGGTTGTCGTAATACTCAAACTCACGCTGTGGATATTCATACAGGTGGTCTTTGTCGGTACCAGCCCACACGCCACGGCTGGAATTAACGATAAGACTGGCAACCTTTACCAGTTTCTTTTTATCCAGCAGCGTTTCCTGCCCGTTAATATGAATGTCCAGCGTTTCCAGTTCGCTGGTGACCGGCAGGCCGATATGCACCACTACTGACGGCGTGTCGATTTCCACCCGTTCACCGGAGACAACAACCGGCGGCGCTACATTGGCATCTGCCAGCACACTCACGGTTTTTCCTTCCAGGTGCCCGATACCGGTAAAGAATTTACGGGCAAAGCCCCATGCCACGGTCATTGTGCTGCGTAACGCTGGTGGCACATTACGGTTAGGTGACACCGTAACTTCTTTATTATTAATGACTTCAACAATGCGGCATTTCAGTATTTTATGCTCATCGTCCTCGGTGTAATCAATGTGGATCTCATTACCGATGTCGCTCTCTTTGAACACGTTGTCAGCCAGCACAGACAGGCGATACTCTTCCTGATACGACCAGTCGTCAGTGCCGCCGGTAATAACAACGGTTTTATCCGGATCTGTATTACGACCGTCATAACTCAGGCCGGAGTCAACAAAGAACGCATCTTCCGTCCTGGTGAATAACCGGCTCGCCAGACGTTCGACATAACGCACCGTCTTTTTACCGGTCTTGCGCTTCACTACGAAGTACACCGCATCTTCCGTGCCCTCGCTGATGGTACAGACAGATTCAAATTCACCGTCAGTATGTTGCGGCGCCCAGGCGAAAACCTGCTGTTCACGCAGATAAGTTAATGCCAGCAGTTCGCCGTCATCCCGGACACACCAGGCAACGGAATAAGGAACGGTCGAAAAAGCCCAGTCAACAATCTGGTGTTTCTGAAACAGGTGATTGGCGAGAATGGTTAAGTCTGTGCCCTGGTACCCGTCCACATCGAATGAATACGCCAGGTCACGAACAGCGCTGCCTTTTTCCTGCACGTACAGCGCAATGTTCGCCACGGCAATCGGCGGCAGATTACTGGATCCGTTGGCACCCTGTGACGACATAGCGAAACTGGCCGGGGTGAGTACCTTATTCTGATCACCAGTAACCTGATACTCTCCGCCGGAAGTCAGCGCCACCAGCGAACCAACGTCGATCAGGTGACGTATTTCATTCACCTGCCGCCCGGCATAGGTGTAGATAATGCGGTCGTCATCCTGAATCGGGTTACTGCGTCCGAAGTCTTTATAATCGCCGCTGCGGCTGGCCCATATTGTTTGTGGTTGAGAACGGGATCCGGCAAAGAACAGGCGCTGCTGGTAATAGGTCACGGTACTCGGATAACCCAGCTCTTTATTCCATGCCGCCCGCGCCCATTTGTGACTGGCGTTACCTGCTGTGACAGCATTGGACGGCAGATAAGAAATGACTTTCCCGGTAGCGGTTTTACCGTCACTGCCGACAGATTCAATTTTGACAATACCGAACCCACTGTGCAGGTATTCCCACTGGATACCATTATCTCCGCCCCATCCGTCCCAACTCATGCCCTCAGTGTGAGACGGGCGCAGCGTACCGGTTTTACCTCCGGTATTGGCACGGTAATAATGACTGCCGGCGCGGCGCTGATCGCTAACTGCGGTTTCTTTATCTGTTTCCCACACCGGCACTTCATCAACAGCACGCTGTTCCAGGTAAAACTGTTTCCCCACCTGCTCGCTGCCGAAGATATTGTGTGTCGCCGTCAGTGTTACTGTGCCGGTACTGGCGCTCGCGTACACTTTGATCGCCTTGTCGGTGTTGATGTCTTCAAACGGGCCGTTCTTTGTTTCCACTTCCGCCAGCCGCCAGTCATCGTGATCGTAACGCTGTAGTTCCATAGGCGGGTGATCGGTGTGAACGATGGTCATTACGTCAGCAGATTGCGTGAATTTCAGCGTAAACAGTTCAGACTCTGTATACGGTGTCGCCAGTTCAAACACTTCACCTTTGTGCTCACCATCGGCATACAGCACCTGCCCGCCGTCTTTGAACACACGGATATACCGATCGCCGAACTCCAACGCATAGGTTTGAACCGTACTGAACTGAAACGGGATCAGGCGACACTTCCTGTCACCGTATTTAGCCGCAGCAATGAAACGGGTACCGGGACGGTTTTCTGCCCCACCGTACTGCCGGACAATAAAATTACGGCACTTGCGCAATGCTGTAGCGTACTTCGCCATGTCGACGCGCCCGTATAAACTAGGGGCGATTTCGCCGCCGGAGAATGACGGCTGAATAATACTGTAGGCCATTATGATAACCTCGCTGCGGTAAACTCATCCATGTAATCGACCGGCTCTGATGATTCCCCCAGGGAGTGAGCCGCAGCATTGGCGATCGTCATCTGGTAAAGTTGCAGCGCCTCATTACCGATACCGGCATTCGATGCCAGAGGCCGCGCCAGTTCAGCAGCCAGACGCCACGCCAGCGCATCTTTAAACAGCGCGTCATACATGTTGACGTCTGTCACCCGGGCGGTGTATTGCAGCCACGCCTCCGGCTGATCGGTATAAATCAGCTTCCCGGTGCCTTCTTCATCAGCACGACCTGAAAATGAATCGCGGTATCAGGGCGGTGATATTTTTCACCCGGACGGATAATCGCAATGGCTTTCATGCAGTCCGTAGGGTAACGGTAGGCATATTTCCATTCAGGCTGCGGACTATTGGTATCAGCCAGCGCCACGCGCTTAACAGCAAAGTTCCAGGGGAAGTCTGACAGCACCGCATCACGGCACTGCTCATAGTGCAGGCTGCATTGGTTGGCTTCTTTACTGGCTTCGGTCATGCTGTTTATGGAACGGCTGTTACCGATGCGGCTGAGCGCGATATTGCAGATTTCGATTTCTGAGGCCACTGTGGTTTCTCCCCGTATATGTATAGAAAAAGAAAAAGGGGCTTTCGCCCCCTTTTGAATCGGGGGTTAAACCCCAAGCTCTTTACGTTTCGCATCGATATCCGCGCGGAGTTTTTCGGCACCGGCATTGTAATGTGGCTTCTTACCAAACAACTGCTGGTATTGATCCTGCAACGCGATTAATTCCGCGTCAGCACCGGAAGAACCGGTACCACCCTCACCACCGCCATTATCACCATTGTGATTATCGTTACCGGTATTGGCATTTTCATTCACCGTTCCACGCTCACCGGTTTCAACCAGCTGCAGGTTATTTCCCGCCACACCGATGAACTCAATTTCCTCACCCGGATAAAGCAGGCGTCCATTGATAAAGGATTTCTTCAGCACTTTATATCGTGACATGTCACACCTTAATTACTGACAGCTTCATAGACCGGATGAGCATCCACATTCAGGATAATGCCTGATGTGAACTTACCCGCTGTTAACGGGCCATCACCCACGATGTACTGGAGGCGCAGAAACTTAAGACTGCCCTGCGGGACTTTAGCAGCAATGCGCTTACCGGCATTCAGTGATGCAATCGGCATGGGTTCAGACAGAAAGATAGCCTTAGCATCTGTGAATTCTTTATCAGATGCCGTTTCCAGCTTGATCTGCACTGTGGCATCACCGACGGCTTTGGCCTGTTCTGTCACCTGCGCGAACAGTTCCAGCGGCTCACCAATACCGATATCACGGAAATCATTACGCAGCGGTCCGAGGTCGATAATGCTCTTCCCTGCTGCTGATGCAGTAACCGCCTGATCGACGGAGAACATCGTTTCTTTATCTAAAATCATTGTGTTACCCCTGTTAAAAGGTTGCCGGAGGCTGATGCAGTCCGGCATACGCGGTTACTTAACCTGACTTTCTGTCGTCAGAATGGAATCGACGCGGCGCACCGGGATCTCATCAAACGACACGACTTTCTTCCCTGCGACTTCCTGCATGGAAATATTGACGTTCTTGGAGTTCTTAATCTGGCGGCGCATCCAGCTGCGGATAGCCTGGTTGCAGTAGATTGCCGGGCGACCCATAGCGAGGTTAGGGATCTTCTCAATCGCCTGAATCAGCAGATCAACCAGGTCAAGCGTGTCCGCCGCTTCCGGGTCTTTCTTCAGCTTGCTCATGTCAATGTTGGCGATACGCACCACATAACGCCAGTCACGGACAGTCAGGCCGTTTTTCCACTGGAAGTGGGTACGATAACCTTCATAGCGACCACCGTTCTCATCTTCCAGCGTCACCTGACCTTTGTGTTCCTGCTGCAAGCCCGCTTTAGAGCCTTTCGGGAACAGGCCGTGGACGGTGTTTTCACCCCATACCACCAACCAGATAGAGGTCAGGTTACTGCCGGTACCACCAGCGTCGATGATGTTAGCGCCGCTCTTGGCGCTCAGATCATTAAAACGGGCAGCCAGACCGGTGAAGCGCTGCGGATGTACAGAGGTATCACCGTAGATCAGCGTTTCAGCCATCTCCTGGTTCATAGATTCCAGAAACGCCAGGGATTCAGAAAGCAGGAATTCCGAGGTATTACCGTTCAGGTCAACCAGGTCTTTATCCACTTCGGAATAGGTTTCCAGCATACCGGTGGTGTCGGTGACCTGTGCGGTGGTTGATTTACTTGGCTGAACACCGTAGTTCAGTAAGCGCCATGTGGCTGACGGCAGACCGGTACGCACTGTGGTACGGTGGCCGGTCGGCAGATTACCTTCAACGAACAGCATATCGTCGAGGATCTCGTTGGTCTGATTCAGCAATTCAACAATTTTTGCCTGTTTGCTGTCAGAGCCTTGTCGTTTAGCCCAGTCAATAAGCGTAAGTGCTGGCATGGTTTCCCCTTAATTATCCGAATAACACATCAGCGGCACTTTTCGCACCGCCGCTATTGCCAGTGACAAGACCGTCCTCTGACATGGCTTTGCCGATATTGGCAAAAATACGCACCAGTTCCGGATGATTTCCGAGGCCGGTTTCGTTAAAATACTGTTTCAGCTCTGGTGAGCCGAACTTATCCATGGCCTTTTGTGCTGCACCAATGGATACATCGGTACCGAGGTCTTTATCTGCCTTAACCTGTTCAGCCCACTGCTCAATCTGCTGCTGCCACTGCGCCGCCTGCTGCTCAACCAGCTTCGGCATGATCTTGCTGCCATACACATCCACCAGCTTTTGCGCCTGCTCGTTGCTCAGGTTCAGCTCTTTGGCGATCGGCTCAAAGGCTTTTACTACTTCGGCATCCAGCTCCTGACCCTCTGCGGCCTTAAATTCATACTTTTCCGGTGCCGCTACAACGGGTTTACCGGGATCTGCTTTCGGGTCTTTGGCCGGTTGCTCAGTACCTTTATCCTGCTCATTACCCGCAGGAGTACCGCCGTTATTCGCTGGTGGTGTCTCTGTGCCAGCCGGTGCACCTGTTGTTCCCGGAGCCGCTCCGCCATTGTCACCACCCTCCGCGCTCTGCTCTTCACACAAGCGACGCATCATTAAGCGCTGCCATAAGTTCATGATTGTTTCTCCTGTTGTTTCGCGGCTTCATCAGCCATCAGTGCATAGAGTTCAGGGCAGACACGATGAAGCCCTTCAAACATCTGTAAACCAAGTTCCGGCAGCCCTCTTTAAAGGCTGTCAGATACGGATCTGCTGAGAAAGATGAGCCAAACACATTGCTTTCACCCAGCAACCGCCACATAAACCGGCGGCCTTCCTCTGTTGACATAACCGATTTCAGGTCATCATCAGCGCGTTTTTGTTGATCACGCCGTGCAATATCGTGCGCTACCTGTTCCTGCGGAGTGAGCAGATAGGTTTCCTGTGCATCTGTCACTGACCACCTCCGGCCAGCGCAGCCAGTGCGCTGTTATCATCCATCGGAGTATTACCCAGCGCCTGAGCGCCACCGACAGCGGCCTGCGCCATCTGCATCTGTTGTGCCATGGCCTGCTGTTGCGCACGGTTTCACGGATCTGCGCCACCTGCTCATTGGTTGCCACCACGGACGGCGGAACCCCGATTGATGCGGCGTAGGCGTCGATAGTTTCGTCCACGTTGATTTGTCCAGGCGTCCGTGCTGAATTGACCTATGCCGCTGGTGAAGCCGATGAAGCGTTCAATACTGCTGACGCCGATCGCTTTCTGTGCCTGCGCCATCACAGAGATGTATTCGACTTTCAGCTGCATACCCTGCATTTCATTCGGCGGTACCGGCAGCAGGTTGTTCTCAGCCATTACGCTGAACGTACGGTTAATCAGCTTATCCAGCAGTTCAGAATCCAGACGCTGTAATACCGGTCCCAGCATCAGCAGCTTTTCTTCCCGCATTTCTGCTACGGCCTCAACCGGCATTGAACGGGTATTCACGGTCTGCATCATGCGGAACAGATCAACGAAATAGGCGTGGTCGATAATCTGGCGGGTGTCCTGGATATCTTCCAGCAGTCCGTTAGTACCATTGGCTGGGATCTGGAACAGCGGTTTGATCTGGTTGTTCACGTCCGCCATCGGCAGATAGTTAATCCCGCCGGGGATAGTCGAAATTCGCTGGCTTTTGATTGAGGCCGGAGCCTGTAACGGCGGGTTGGTGATTTTGTCGATCATCTGCGCTTTACGGCGTTGCATCAGTTGCAGGGCTTTTACGCTGCCGAGCGCCACCATGCCCGGACAGGACGAACCGTAAACGTCCTCGCCGTTCACTTCCCAGCGTGGTGCCATGATCGGGAATTCGTCGTAACCGGATTCGCGCAACAGCTTGTCGTCAGTGCTGTTGGCCTCGTAATAAACGGACTTGTACGCCTTGTGTTTCGCTTCCAGTTTGCCGGTCTGACGATCAAGGTTCGGATAGACGGCGTGAACCACATTCACCCAATGCCCGTATTGACCGCTATTCCACTGTGATTTCACGGTATCGCTGACAGCGTCCATACCGAACTCAGTGATCACCTGACGCACGGTCATGCTGAATTCACGGACGGCAGTATCGACACTCAGATCCGCGCCGTTGGCAATGTAAAAGCTGCCGGTCGGAAACGGTACGGTACGTATCACCCGCTGCGGGTCGGCGACAACAGCCATTGCACCGGTGGCGAACGTGCCTAAATCCTCGTACATCAGCGGCAATGACTGGTAGAGATTGGAGCGGTTAAACACTTCGTTCATGCGCTGTTCGACAGTTTCCAGCCAGAGTTTCACCGGACCGTAGTCCATCAAATCACGATCAGGTGTCGCCAGACGGAACCACGGACGCGCAGGACTGGTAATGCCGGACATCATGCCGCTGGATAGGGTACGCGCCGCCATGACGGCAGCCGGGTCAATAATCTTACTGTTACGGCGATCACCACGGTTACTTCCGAGGCGGTAAATCGGGTACTGCGCGGACGGGTGAAATCAGACAGCTCACGCCAGTGCGGCTCAAAAGAAAGGCGCTCGGCTTTCAGCTGAGAGAGTTGCTTATTTAACTGCTGCTTCAGGCTATCTGACATTATCCGCCCCTGTGATTACTGGCCTAACAGCGTTTACCGCTGGTGGACGCGGCACCGGTGGCACCCTGCGAACCGGTCAGCATGGTTGACTTACGCCCTGACGCTGCACGGCGGCGGCGCATTTCTTCATCACGGCTGCTGGTGACAGCTTCGTCCTGCTCCTGTGGTGCTGCCTGAACCGGTGGCGGCGTACTGATTTTCGGCTTACTGAATCCACACATATCCACACCTCAATAAGATAAACATAATTACTTTATATGGATTGTATGTCATGTTAATTGACATTTGAAATAAACATGACTAACATTTTGTTTATCACTCAGCCGTGATCCTTTTTTACCCTCCATAACAGGTGTTGCCAGTGCTACAGCTTTGCCCTCTTCGTGAGGGCATTTTTTTATCTGTTATTCAGACGTAGGGATCGTAATCGTTGTCGGCTACCACTGAGCCGTGAGAGAGGTTTTGTTTGAATTGAGGGTCTTTTTTGGTGACCGGATAGGCAAATGTCAGCGCCAGCGCATCACCTTGACCCGGAGAGCGGCCTATGCGTTTTTTAATATCGTCTTTGGCTTCCAGCAGTATTTTCCCGTCCAGGCGCACTTTGTATTCAGCAACAGATAAATCGTCAGCGGTTTCCTGATCGTCCAGCGCCCCGCCAATCTTAAGCCACGTTTTAACGCTGTTATACATCTCACCGCGCTTGTTATACATCTGCGGGTCAGTCGATGAGCCGTTGAACTGCACCAACTGCCAGTCGCGCCCCCAGTTCATGCCAACGGAATAAATCCCGGTACCGTAGCCGAAATCGATATGCACCGCGTCCGCCTGATAGCGGTCCTCAAAATCAGCAATGCGTTTCGCCATGATCACATCATCGGTGGTTTTGGCGCCAGACCACAGGAATTTACAGTGCAACCCCTGCCGCATGTAGATCACCGCGTCATCAGCGCCGGAATAGGCCGGGTCAACGCCGATGATTACCGGTGCGTGAGCCACCTCCGCAGCCGTCACCGTCCGTTTCATGGCAGCATCAGTAAGGCCGGTCGGGATAAACTGCGTTTCAGATGCTGACGGGAAGATACCGCGCACACGGATTTTGAAGAAGTCGCTGTCTTCCCCCATATCTTCTTCCCATTTTTTGATCTGCTCTTTGTTGGTGCCTTCCACCGTCCGGCTGTCTATCTGCTTTGTGCGCCAGCGGTGTTTAAACTTGCGGAAGCACTCGCGGAAGCGCCCGGTGTTACGGGTCGGGTTACCAAACGCAATCCAGATAATTTCCGTGTTTTCGTCCGTCAGTGCCCCCTCGGCAACCTCCCACACTAAATCGGCAATGTTGGACGCCTCATCGAATACCAGAATGATGCGCTTGCCCTGGTTGTGCAGCCCGGCGAATGCTTCGGTGTTGTTCTCTGACCACGGCACGGCATCTGCCCGCCATGCGTTGGTGTGGTTCGGGTCGTTGGAATAGATAGCGGTTTTGGTGCAGGTGAACCAGTCGCGGGTGATGGAAAGACGCTGCCACTTGGCAATCTCTGGCCACGTTTTGGTACGCAACTGGTTTTCGGTGTTGGCGGTGACCACGACTTTGCAATCTTCGCAGGTGTCCATGCCCCACTTAATGCAGCCCGGCGAATGCTTCGGTGTTGTTCTCTGACCACGGCACGGCATCTGCCC